TCTTAATGGGCGCAGCGACTGTTCGTGATTCAGAAAGAACCACGGCATTTGAAGTGCGTAGAATGACTGAAGAACTCGAAGCCACTTTAGGTGGAGTCTATTCGCAGTTGTCGGAAACGATGCAACAAGCGCGTATGAGGAGACTCATTGTGCAAATGAAGAGAAATGGTCAGCTACCGGATTGGCCCGACGGTCTTGTCGAGCCTGTAATCTTAACTGGCATGGAAGCCTTGGGGCGTGAACAGGACGTTAACAAGGTACAAACCGCTCTTGCATTCCTCTCAGGTATGCCACCAGAAATGATGAAGTTTATCAAAATGGATGTACTTCTATCTAAGGCATTCCACGGTCTTGATCTGCCAGACGCAGTGAGAAGCCAACAAGAGGTTCAAGAAGAGCAAGAAGAACAAGCACGTCAGGCCGCGCTAGCAGCCGGTGCTAATGCCGCTGCAACGCAAGCGGGTACTATGGGTGCAGATGCCGTTATCCAGCAAGCACAAGCTAATATGAACCAGTGAGGATTTTATGAACGACACAGATAACCAAGCACCGGCAGAAGGTTCTGATGACTACAACCAGCAAATGGCTGACCGTTATCAAGGACAAGGCGAGGCACAAACCGACCCTGTAGAACAACTGCCAGTAAACCCAATGCCCGAAGGTGGCTACGATAAGTTTTATAACAAAGACACCGGAAGCTATGATTGGGAGAACCATGCAAAAGAACTTGCATACCGGTTGCAACAACAGCAATCAAACCAAGACCCGAATGCTAATGACCAACAGACCGATCAGAAGACAGAATCGGAACAGACAGAGGTCAATAGTATCATCACACAAGCCGGACTTAGCCCAGACGTCTTGCGAAACCAACTTGAGCAAGAGGGCGACCTTACGGATGAACAGTTCGCCGCGTTGGAGCGGGTGGGAATTCCAAGAGATATCGCGGAAACATACGTCGACAACTTAAATTACAGACGTGAGGCCACTCGTAATGAGGCGCTAGAATATATTGGTGGTGAGCAAGCATGGAAAGATATGGTTGATTGGGGTTTGCAAAATCTTGAGCAAAGCGAGATTGATACATACAACAATCTTCTAGCTACCAATGATTGGCGTATTGCTGCGGACGCTATCCGCGTAAGGATGGGCGACTTAGCACCTAACCGAACACCAGAACCACAATTGGTATCTGGTCAAACACAGAACGGCTCAACGTTTGGTTATCGTTCTAAATCTGAAATGATGGCTGATATGTCCTCTCCACAATATCAGTCTGATCCAGCATTTCGACAAGAGGTTGCGCGTAAAATGCAGACCGCAACATGGGATCTGGATGGTTAACAAAAGGGGTGGTCTTCGGACTGCCCCTATTTTTTGTGCATTTTGAGTACACTTCTGCCCGATAAATATAGGCACGGTAAGCCAGTAAGTAAGACAGACCCGATACGTCGGATAATCTGTGTGTGAAAGCGGTAATACCAAAACTCAACTTTAATTAACGACTAGGAGAAAAATGTTATGGCTACAGGTCAGGCATCGAGTCCAGTCCGTTTTGGTAAAGGCCAATCTAGTCCAGTAGACAATAGATCCCTTTATTTGGACGTATTTGGTGGCGAGGTCATCACTGCGTTCGATAATGCAACTGTTACTCTGGATAAGCACACGGTTAAAACCTTAAGCGGCGGGGCCAAATCTTATCGCTTTCCTAAGACTTGGAAAGCAGACGCTGAATATCATACGCCCGGCACAGAATTGCTTGGTAATGATTTCACAACTGGTGAACTCACCATTAACGTTGACGACATTCTTGTCTCACACTATGCGATTGCAGACTTAGACCGAATCTTGTCTCACTTTGACATGAGGTCAATCATCTCTGGCGAGATGGGTCGCGCACTTGCAAAAGTGTTCGATAAGAACGTATTCCGTCAACTCATTCTAGCAGCAAGAACAGCAGCTTCTGCGCCATTCCCAGGCGGTGAAAGCATCACTGATGCATCGCTGGCTGCTACGAATAACGTTTATAGTGGTATCGATTGGATCGACGCCATTCGTGACGCAAACATCCGACTGTTTAATAAAGATGTACCAGACGACATGCCAAGGTTCTTGGCGGTCACCACTGAAATCTTTGACGCAATCAAGTATGCCAAAGATAGCAATGGTCAGTACCTCGTATTGAACAGGGATTTCCAAGCTGATACAGCCGGTGGTATTTCCTCACGCGCTGAAACTATCAAGATTGATGGTGTGACTGTTGTTAAGTCACGCAACATTCCAAACTCTGATGAGTCCGCTGATGCAACAGTGTTCTCTAAGTATAGAGGCGACTACTCAAACACCGTTGGTGTTATGTGGTGTCCTCAGTCTGTTGCGACTGTCAAGCTGATGGATATCAGTATGGAAACAGAACGTGATGTCCGTAGACTTGAAGACTTTATGGTCAGCAAGATGTTCGTCGGACATGGCACTATGCGTCCTGAGATGGCTATCGAACTTAAGACTGCCTAATCATTATCGGGAGAGTCCATTGTGGCTCTCCCTATTTTTTACAGGAGATTTGAATGGCTTTATCAAAACTAGAAGCCGTGAATATCGTCCTCGATGCCATCGGTGAATCACCAGTATCATCGCTCACCTCTGGTTTGCCTGATGCCGAAGCAGCCGAAGCAAAGCTAGACGAGGTTCGCACAGAGATACTGTCCAGAGGATGGCATCAAAACATGGAAAAAGAGGTAACGTTGAGGCGTGACGCTAACAACAACATCCTCATATCAAATACATACTTGCGTGTAGATACCGCCGGTGACGACAAAGACAAGAACGTTGTCCAGCGAACTACATCAGGTAAACGTATGCTGTTCGATGTTAAGAACAGAACATATACGTTTGACACAGATTTAGTCTGTGACGTCATCGTCGATATACCGTTCGACGAACTGACGATTGAATTACAAAATTACATTGCATCGAGAGCGGCGCGTAAATTCCAAGAGTCTGCGCTAGGTTCTGCATCGCTTGATAGTTTTACTGTCAGGGCTGAAGCAGAAGCGTGGTCAGGTTTACAGGACGCCGAAGCTGAGAACGAAGATAATAACATCATTCGAGAGAGCCCTCACGTTGCTAATGCAACATACAGACATCATCCGTATTGGGGGAGATAACAAATGGGTAAACTCGTCGAACAGAGCATTAAGACTATGTATCAAGGGGTGTCGCGTCAGCCCGACCCTGTTCGACTGCCGGGTCAGGTTCAAGAAGCTGACAACATCCTTGTATCTATTGTCACCGGTGGTATCGAAAGCCGACCGGCGTCTAGACATATTACAGAGATTCCAAGTCTTAATGATACAGACACACCGGCAATCTATGCGTACTCTAGAGATGCTATTGAACGTTACATGATTATCATCAACAACGGTGATCTCAACGTTTATGATCTTGAGGGCAACTTACAGACTGTAAATTTCCCAGACGGTAAAAATTACTTAGCATCTACAAACGAGGTAAGTGACTTTAGTTTCGTTACAATTGCTGATTTTACTATTATCGCAAATGCACAAATCAACGCAGCAATGGCTCCGTCAACCTATGTGCCTCAGTATCGTGCGCTTATCAATTGTCGTACTACAAATACACAAACGACTTACAAGATTGATATCAGCATAAACGGTGGTGCATTTACAAATAGATGGACCAAGGCTGTCACTACAGCGCTGTCAAATACCCAGCTAGCTAGTGATGTATTCAATAACTTTAGTTTGCCTAGTGGTTTCACTAAATCACGAATAGGTGAGACTATTGTTATTACAGGCAACCAGCCGTTTGACATACGCCACCAAGGTACAGACGCAACATACGGTCCTTGGTCGATGACAGATACAATCCCACAACGTGAGTATCTACCATCCGCAGCGCCAGACGATTACTACATTCGTGTAGGTCAGAATATTGATGGCGACCAGTATGGCTATTGGGCTAAGTTCGAGAACGATGAAGGTGGTTGGATCGAAAGTGTTAATCCTAGTGAGGATAATGATTTTGATTTGGCAACAATGCCACACTTCCTAATTAGAGAAGCAAACGGAACATTTACATTCCGACAAGGTGATTACGGTGGGCGTATCTCAGGTGATGATGAAATTGTACCACCGCCCGACTTTGTTGGTAACGGTATTGAAGCCGTAGCGTTTCACCGTAACAGGCTTGTGTTTGTATCTGGTGAAAGTGTGAACTTTAGTCAGGCTGGTAAATACTTTACCTTCTGGCCCGACTTCTCGACGCAAACTTTGGACTCCGACGGCTTTGGACTAACAGCCTCTTCTGAGACTGTGAACGATTTGAAACACGCTGTTGGTTTCCGTAAGGCATTATTCCTGACGTCTAACAAGGCGCAGTTTGAGGTGGCTGGTGCTAACATCCTGTCACCAAAGACAGCGACAGTGGATCTGGCAACTACTTATCTTACAGAAGAAAAGTGTAAGCCTATCACACTTGGTAACAAATTGTACTTTGCTGCTAAGTCAGGACGTGACGCGATTGTGTTCGAATATCAGTTTAGTGACCAATCAGTGTCTAACGTGGCTTCGGACATTACACTACACGCGCTAGGTTACATTCCAGCGCCGATTGACCGTATGGCTGGTGACCCAACAAACGACATGCTTATGTTGCTTACAGAACGTGAGCCCAATGCTTTGTATATTTATAAGATGTACGAAGACGGTGGATCAAAAGCACAGTCAGCGTGGGCGCGGTGGACATACGGTGCAGACTCTAAAATTAAATGGATGGAAGTAATCGATGGCGAATTATTCATGGTTCTCTCGCGGGAGAACGGAACAGTCTTCTTTGAGAAGACATTCCTCAGATACGAACTGTCTACCGAAAAGCATCCTTATCAGTTGTCTATGGACAGGCAAGTCAAAGTCACTGGAACATATGATGTCAACACCAATCTCACAACGTGGACAGTTCCTTATAACCATAATAACGCATCGTCCATTGTTCTATCCACTGATTTCCCTGATGGACAAGTTGGTGAGGTTCTTAACATCGACTTCCCCACGCCGACCACGATCACGACTGTCGGTAACTATGAAGCGGGGGATGCAATCATCGGCGAAACGTTCACATCGTCAGTAATCTTATCGAAACTTTATCCGCGTGATCCAAACAACCTTCGTATCGCTATTACGTCAGGTCGTTTCCAACTTAGGACCATTGCGTTTAACTTTAAGGAAA